AGGTCTCTTCTCAAACTTCTTTTCAGTTCCACCAACAGTTCCAGACTGTGATGCTCTATCTGCAGCAGTTCTAGCTAAGTGTGCAGCAAGAGCACCTGACTGTTGTTCTGATTCTGCAATGAATTCTGAAAAAGTTTTCATCTCTTCTACAATCCTATATTTTATTTATTAAAACCAATCCCCCCTAGAGAGATCTAGGGGGGACTTTGGTGGGCATTACTCCTTTTAAATTTTAATCAGTGGTTAGGATGTGTCTGCAGAATCTCCTTGCTTGATGGTCAATAATCCCACATTCTGAGATGCACTGGAAGTAGTCGGATACTTGGTCGTATTTTTGTTCAACAGTTTGTTTTTGATCCCACTTCCACGATGCGAGTTCATTATGTGAAATCAGGTTGTGCATAGTAACCTCCATTCACTGTATTATATAGTCAGCGTATGCTAACTTAATGAAGATTTGGTAAATTGTAATCTTTTCTTTAACATCTGTAATCTTTGTTTAGACTGACGCAATTTCTGAGGCTTGAGAGTCCTCTTCTGCTCCTTGTTGGAGTGGTGTTGCCAGTTTGGGACCTTCATGACTCTCCTGCTTAGGATACTATTCTACTATACCCTTTGACCTTTTCATACCTTATGACTTTCTCAAATTTGTCTTCCATCCCATTCTTATGAGAGATAACAAATACATTTACATCTTTGACTATGTATCTAATGATCCTGAGAAACTCATCTGTCCCAAAACTATCAAGTGATGAATCAAATACTTCATCAAATAGCATCAGATTTGTGTTGACTGAATTCTTAAATCTTGCTACTTCTCTCCATGCAAAGATAAGAGCCAGATCAATTCTGGATTTCTCTCCTTCACTGAATGAAGCATAGGAAAAATCTTCATGAATGGGTGATTCTATAGTTTCATTGAACTCCTCATCAAGCTTGAAGTTGATGTAGAAGTCCATGATCTGTAAGAATCTATTAACTTGTTGATTGATAAGAGGGAGATACTTCTTGATAATTTTTGTTTTTACCCCACCATCTTTGAGAAGACTGTAAGTGAAGTCATGGTAAGAAATGCTTTCCTTCTTATCTGCAAGTTTTTTGTATGTGTCTTCTAAACTTTCTTGGAAAGTAATTAACTTTTCATTTTCAGTATTTCTGTTTGCAAGTTGATCGGTAATTCTTTGAATTTCCTGTTCAAGATCTCTGATTTGCTTTTGGCAGGTAGAGATAAAAGTATTGTTTTTAGAAATGCCATTAAGTAGGTTACTTATTTCTCCTGAAGTTTGTTTGAAGTTGGACTCCCTCAATTCCTCTTTTTTGATTGCATCCTGGAGTTCCTCAAAACCCTTACGCAATTCTTCTGCTTTATTTTGGGAGTCATCAATTCTATTTAAACGAAATGATTCTTCAATATCCTGTTCACAGGTAGGGCAAACCCTATTCTCTGAGAAGAATTTGTGCTCTTTAACAATATTAGATATCTTTTGTGTTATTTTACCTTTGATTGTATTGAATTCTTTGAGCTTGTCAGAAGACCCTTTATATGACTCAAGTGCAAGTTGCTGTGCTTTTACCTCTTCATCGAGATACTCAGTCTTCTTCATTAGACTTGCAACTTCATCATCCAGTTTATCAATTTTTTTATTTTTAAATTCTATATTTGATTCTGCTTCATTCTCAACCTTTTGTATGAACTCTCTCTGCATGTGAACTTTTTCATTTAAAGATTCTTTCTTGAGTTCTAATGTTCTAATTTCATCTTTGATAACTCTAATCTTATCTTTGATTAAAAAATTCATGGATGAGAATATTTTAATATCAAGAAGATCCTCTACCACCTCTCTTCTACTGGCAGCAGGTAACTGCATGAAAGGTACAAAAGTGCTGCTACCTAAAATTACAATCTGTGTGAATGATTTATAGTTCATCTTGAGCACACTCTGCTCTAACCACTTTTGTTGATCAAGTGCAGATGAACTTTGATTTAATTCTTCCCCATTCTTGTAAATCTTAAATATATTTGGTTTAATACCCCTTTCAACTTTCCAATTCACACCATTAATTGAGAATTCTATAGAGACAAAGCAATCCTTTTCATTTGAACTATTAATCAACTGTGCTTTGTTGATCTTACGAAATGATTTTCCATACAAAGAAAATGTAAGTGCATCAAGAATAGTTGACTTACCAGCACCATTAGATCCAACAATCAGTGTTGTTGGATCTGAACTCAGGTTGACTTCTGTTGAATGATTACCTGTACTAAGGAAGTTCTTCCAAGAAATTTTTTCAAAGATAATCATTTGCGTTTTCAGGAGGTATTACAATATCATTTTTTGAAATAACTGCATATTTGTGATCATGCAGTTCTAAAGTCTTCAACATCATCTCTTCATCTATTTCTAGCACATGCATCTCTGGATATCCACCTTCTTCCAACTGCATGGCATATCTCATAGCATCATCATCCTCTTCAAAGAGATAAAGAACATTCTCCCCATCTTCATCTATTACAGAATATGCACCCTCTTTTTCTTTTCCAAGTATAGTGAGTATGTACATTATACCATCTCACATGCTTCTTGGTAAGTAGTCTTCATCAAACTTTTGATAAATGCTTTATCCAGTTCAGTCTCAGATTCCTCAATATATCTTTCAAGGATAGACATTGTATCTTCTGATTCCTCAACTTCAAAGTCTTCTGACTCTTGTAGTTGAAAGTTTTCAACGATCTTAAGATCAGAAACTCCAGCAGAATAAAGTTTATCAATAAATTTTTCAAACTTATGAGAGTCAGTCTTCTTTCTCACAATGACTTTTACAATCTTGTTTTCATACTCTCTAACATCAAACATTTGATAGTCAGTGTCCTCATAATAGATGTTGTAAAACATCTTATATGGATTATCAACAGGTGTGTGCTTTAATGTTTTTGTATCAAAGATATGAAATCCTCTGGTGTCATTGACATCATTCCAGAATATTTCATATGGATTACCTAGGTAGAAGATTTTTCCATCATCAGATCTTGTATGGTAATGACCCGAAAACACCCTCTTGAACTTCTGATATAGTTTGCTCTCATGACCATGCTCCATGATGCAGCCTCTATGAGCTCTAAATCCGCTGAGTTCAAGGTGCCCCATCGCGATGTTGCAAGTTGTACTTTCTCAAAAGTAGATCCACTGAGTTGACATCATTAGTATTTTTATAATATGCATCATGATTGCCCACCATAAGATGAACAGTAATACCTCTTTCTTTGAGAGGATCAAAGACAACTCTTTTGGACCACTCAAGTGATCTAAATTCTACTCCACGCCTGCTATCAAAGGCATCACCCATATGGATGACTGTTTTAATCTTATTCTCATCCAAAGATGGAAAAAAGATATCATTATAAAACTTCTCAAAATAGTCATGAAAGAGTTTAGAACCCTTTCTTGCACCATAATGAGTATCAGTGATAATAGCAAGACGCATCAGTTTCTCAACTTAGAGTGAACATTATCCTTGATGCTATTATATTCAGAATAGTTGCTGCTGTCAAGGTCATTGGCATCAAAGACCTCATCAAAATCAGTTCTCTCTAAGATTTTATTTTTAATCTCAAGTTGCTTCTTCTCTTGAGTAATTCTTCTCAAGAATGCATAGTAAATGATTTGAGTGAAATAAGCAAATGGATTCTTTGATTTCTCAGGATTAAAGTTGTGAATATATCTTACACAGTTCTCAATACCATCACAGATCATATCATCCTTGAACATATAGTTCACAAAGTTTGGTTTATATGATAGGTGATTAGCAATCTTCAGAAAACATTCTCCAATGTAACTTGGAATAACTGGCTTGGTTTCCCACCTCTTTGCTCTCTCTTCTTTGGTGGGTTCTCTACCATGTAGTTTAAAAAAGGATAACTCTACATCACTGCGATAGTCAATCAGAGCAGCAAGGAAATCCTTATTATTCACATAATGCTCAGACTTCTTAGGACTACTCATAACTCCATAGGCATTTTTAATGAATGGCATAGTAATGAATAATGTTCTTAAAACATTATATCAAATTTAATAAGACTTGACAACCCTATGAATCAGCATTAGACTAGGTTTGTCTGGTTGAAAGAAAGAAACTAGCTTTTATACGAATCTAACTTAAAGATCTTTTCTAGTACCTCTTTGGCTTCATGCACACTAGATATATATCCCATTTGTCTATTAGGTCTTGTTTTATTGCCTTTTTGCCCTCTTCTAACGAAATCTTGATAGTATACAATTAAATCAATATCATCAGATTCACTCATTGTTAAAACATCTTCCATCTTCAAGATAAACATATCTTCTCTTGTTGTTTTTAACCATGGTTCAAACTTGTAACCACAAGTCTTACCTCTCATTTTTATTTCTTCAATGCAGACAGGATTGGATACAATCAACATTGTTCTATCCTCTTCTTCACTAGCTGCTACCTTGGCAAATATTTCTTCACCACTGTGTTTTAATTTGATAGTACAGTAGAAATCATCTTCTATCATACTTACCTCCTATCTAGTCTTTTATGTTAACTGATGTAATCTCATAATTGAATTGTTCTTGAACATAAATTTTCACTCTTTCAATGAAGTGATTTAGTGTGTAATTCTTTCTTGATCTAGTTGACAGATCATCAGCAATATCATAAAGTTTTGCTTTCACTTTACTTTTGCCTTTTCTTAGGACTCTACCAATACTCTGAAGATTACGAATACGAGATTTTGATGGAGAGGCAAAGATTACATTATGTAAATTTTTAATATTTATACCTGTACTGAAAGTGCCATAAGAAGCGACAATAATAGCATCATTTTCTTGCTCAGTTATGCTTCTAACTTGCTCTCTATCTTCAGCATCTACACCACCATGGACAAAAAATATTTTTCTTTTGTCACTAGCATTTTTATTTATCTTATCAAAAATTACAGCACCATGTGCTTCTACTCTAGAGTAAAGTATTAATGTATTACCTTTCAAGTCAAGTGCTAGATTTGTAATAAGATTATTTCTTTTTTCATGACCTATTAAGAATTGTATTTCATCTTCATAGGTATCAAATTTTTGTGGTTTATATTTTAATACTAAACATTGTATATCAAGTGTAGCAAGATGTCCTTCATCAATTAATTTTTTAGTTTGTGTGACTTTGTATGATGGACCAAAGAGACCCTCTAACACCCACTTATGGGTCTGTGTGCCATCCAAAGTTCCTGTAAATCCATATCTATATTTTGCATGATGTAATTTGTCCATTATACCTATAAGTGACTTACTCTTAAAAAGATGCGCCTCATCACCAATGACTACATCATACTCCTCAAAGAATTTTCTATCCAATTGATACACTGATTGCCAGGTTGTGATTGTAACCTCATTAGTATTGACTCTTTCTCTACCAGCATAGATCCTATGACAATGGTTTTCTGCATCCCAACCATAATCTTGAAAGTCTTTGAACATTTGTTCAACAAGAGATGTTGTTGGAACAACCAGTAAAATTTTTTTATTTAAACCAACAAAATATCTAACAATAGAATATATCATCAGAGATTTGCCTGAAGCAGTTGGTGATATAAGTAACTTTCTATTATATCTCAGTGCATCATATACAGCATCAATCTGGTAGTCTCTAGGTTTGAAACTGGTGATTGATTTCATGTAATCTTTCACACCATTGTGAGATACAAAATCATTTACTTCAAATGGTAGTCCATAAAATTTATTATCTTCAAATTCATAAGAATATCCTGATGTTTCACAGAATGCTACAATTTTATCCAAAAGTCCAACATAGATTCTTTTGGTCTTCATATTAAAAAGATGCACAAATCCATCCCAGTATCTTGATCTATACTGGGGCATGAATTTTTTATTAGGAACCTCAAAAGTGAATCTATCTCTCAGCTCATATTCAATATGAGGTTCAGTTTGTACTTGCAGATATACTTCGTTTATCTTTTGTATTTTCAAATCTGCCATTATGTAGGAATTGACCTACAATTATTTATTCTCTATCAATATGAATATGTTCATACTTATACTCAAGAACTCCCCTATAAAGTTCATCTCTTAAAAGAAAAAGTCTTTCCTGCTCTTCGGGATTACCTCCTGCCCAATATTGTATTTTTGTCTTAACAGAATCATATAAAAGAAACATGTCAGCAGGTGTGAGTGTAACTGTAAAACTTGGTTCTTCTAAGTTGTCTTCCATAGATTGATTTTTATAAGTGTACTTTTATGATAAGTCATCCCAATCC